CTGGCGATATCATGTTGGATTACTATGCCCAGACAGTAAAGAAGACTGTGACCAAAATTGAGTGCGGAACGTTTGATAAGCTGTTCTCGGCGACCGAGACAGCGATTGGACCATCCAAGAAGCGCATGTTTGATGAGTACTTATCTCGTCGTGGTCTGTCCAACGGTCTCAACGTGTCGGAGAATGCCGAGTATATCAAGAAGATGGCTGAGCACTGTGCCACGTGCAATATCCCCCGAGAAGAGATTACGGCCGAAGGTATTCTCGTCTGCCCCAAGTGCGGCTCCGAAGAGTATTCTCTGGTGGTCAGCGACTTCCCGAGCTTCCGGGATCCTCCGAAGGAGCGCAACAATTATGCCTACAAGAAGCAGAACCACTTGAACGAGATTCTGAACCAGTTCCAGGCAAAGGAGAGCACGGAGATCCCCGAAGATGTGATGAACGAAGTTATCTGCGAGTTGCGTAAGCGCCGCATTGACAATATCGCTCTCTTGACCGAGCAGAACATTCGCGAGATCTTGAAGAAGCTTGGACGGAACCGGTACTACGAGCACGCAGCTCATATTCTGTCGCGTTTGAATGGAAATCCGCCCCCGACGATCACCCCCGAGATCGAGGACAAGATCCGTGCGATGTTCCAGGAAGTCCAGGCCCCATATCTCCTCTACTGCCCCGACGAGCGTCGTAATTTCCTGTCGTATTCGTATATCATTTATAAATTCCTGGAGCTCTTGGAGCTGGATGAGTATAAGGTCCATTTCCCTCTGTTGAAGTCACGGGACCGGCTCATTCAGCACGATACGATTTGGAAGAAGATTTGCGAATACTTGCAATGGGAGTTTATTCAAAGCATTTGAGGGACTCGGGAATTTATTCAGAGTATTTAGACAATGGTAAGCCGGCGCAAACATAAAGTAAAACGCAGGGTTCGCACACGTAAGGCGGGACAAGTGCGTCAGTCTCTCCTGAATGACATCGTGCGTCTGAAGCCTGTTCAACTACCGCCTGGACAGACACCAGTGATCACAAAATCAGACTATGGGCTTATTTCAGAACATCACGATGTAGTGCCAGATGTTCCTCCATCGTATCCAACTCTCAGCGTCTCGTCGCAGGAAGATACTGTCAGCACCCCCGAAGCATCTCCGCTCCCTGCTCCCCGTCCTCGCGTAAAAGTTGTCCCCACATCACGGAAGGTCGTTCCCGCTGGACGCCGGGGCCGAGGCAGGCGCTATACACGCAAGATGTGATGTTCCAGAGTACCATCCATTCTTCCCGTTATGCACGTCCATAATAGATTTTAGAGCATACTCGTACGACTTTCCAACCGCCTCCAAGCTGTACTTCGATACTGCACGCTCACGAATATACATCCTATTAAACTTTCCGTCTAGTGCCATCTGGATCCCCAGACAGTAGTCGGCAAGTGTATGACAATGCAGCCCCGTCTTGAAGGGTTCCACCGTCTCCGTCTGCGCACCCCAATCGCCAGTCACTACCGGTGTCCCGCACAACTGAGCTTCTACAGCTACCCCGCAAAAAGGTTCAACCCACTGTGTCGGTGCCAGGAGAGCAGAGAGACTTCCAAGATAGTCCGATCGCTCGGCACCGTGGATAGGAGCCTTATACTTGATATTAGGGCACTTGAGATAGGGGGTAGGATCACCTTGTCCGCACAGAAAGAAGGTCACGTGCGGCATCCTCCTGGCAACTTCAACAATCAGATGACATCCCTTTCCTTCGTTGATTCGTCCAAAGAACCCAACTCCGTTTGGGATAGGATTCAGGGACAGCTTCCACTCAGAGACATCGAAATAGTTCGGGGCAATAAACCAGTAATTCTGCGGACTCCTGTTTTCTTTCGCAAGAGCTGTGTGCATCCACGTATGGCTCTCGAAGATACGATAGTTACGGTAGGAGTCAGGGTAACCGATCCCGCTCTCGACTGCTACCATATTGAGACCTTCTAGCGCAACATCGTGGGCACGTCCAAATGGTAGGCAGACAATATCAGTCTCTGGAGATCGGTAGTGTTTCGGAATGATTTCCCTCAGACGGAGATTGAACTCGCGGTACAGGGGAGTATCCCAGTTCCCCAGGTTTCCAATATACTGCGTAGGATCCTCCAGCCTTCGCACAACCTCATCATGAGGCACGTCGGGATGGAGTTTCTTGTACGACAAGACACGAAAGATATCCCACTCGTCACGCGTCATTAATTCAATGTCCCGATCAGCTCCTGAGTCAGATCCCTGTACGCCGTAATGAAACACTTCAAACCCACGCGCACGCATCATGGGAGCAAAGCGTTTGACCTTTCCGGTAAAAGCACAATGACTGAAGTCCGACGTGGTGACCGTATGCGGAATAGCCAGCATATGAAGACGAACAGTAGGTGGCATTACTGCTAATTGATGGCGTTGGTGTAAGCGCTTCAAGAACGAGCGCCAATGCGGGCTCACCCGTTCAAACGTACAGTTCTCCATGACGTAGTCATACTGCTCCTTCGCAAGGCTTATCATCTTTTCGGGATTAGAGGAAAGATCCTGAAGAATGCTAACAGCTTCTTCGAATGTATTAAACTTCGGTCCAGGGATATTCGCAAAGTTTCCTACACGCGTTCCAATCACTGGAACACCAGATACCACGGCTTCGTAGGGAGGAAGCGGACCACTTTCGGTCCAAGGTTCAGGACCACTGGTCACAACCAGTATATCTACCGTATGGTACCACTCCTTGACCTCATCAAACGTAAGCTTCGTAGCAAACGACAGAGGGATGCCCGATGCGTCCGAAATACTCTTCGCCATCTCTGGACGCTTGCGATATGTCTCTGCGCCGCACCATCCCATAGTCTTCAAAGTTCCGTCTCGCGGGACATAACGGAACTCCGATGGTTCCACTCCGTTGGGAGTCAGTCCGACATTGACGTGGGAGGGAACAAACTCCTTTAGCGTGGGGCTTGTGATCGTGTATAAATATGCATCTGAGAATCCAGGGCGAAAATCTGGATATCCATGAGCAATATACGCGATCTTGGACGCATACTTTCTGTGCAGCGCTTCCACATGATCATAGGCGCAAAACGTCGCCAAACAGATATCTGCATTCTGAATATACGTTTCCATCGTCTTCACTTCATAGGCGTACTTAAACTTGAACTCGTCGGTGAGATACTTTTCAATTCCGCGATGAACGCGTCCAATAGACCAAAAAGGATCATTGAACAGAAAGACATGAACGGGTTCGCTGCTGTGACGCACGATGGTATCATTTCCCCGATGAACGACGCGATATCCAAGCGTCTTGAGAAACTTTAGACATGCATCTACCTTTCCAGACGACTGAAGCTCGTTGGTTTCAAAGCGAATAGTTTTGGGTCTGACAGAGCAGTCGGCGAGAGAACCTAGGATCACAGTATCGTGTCCTTCCGTATCAATTTTCAAGTAATCGCACTCTGTGACATCGTTCTCTTCGAAAATCTGCCGAAGTGTTTTCACCTCCACGGATTTGCATTCAATCAGCGGACTATCACGACCCAGAAGTTCAATTGCCTTGGGATGTGGGGATCCCACACAGCTGCAACCGCGCATCCAGTCTGGAAGATTCTTTTCGGCGATTGTTTCGGGTGTCACATAATACACATCAAGAGTCCCTGGGTGATCAGATACTGCACAATTGATCTTTGTCACACCTAGTTTGTCTGGGAGCCGATCGAGGTAGAGCTTTACGGGTTCAATGGACAGACCCCGCTCATCCGTCGCTAATTGGAGTTGTGTATCAAAGTCTGATGTTCCAATCTCGATGAAATTGAACTTCATGAACTATATGGTAGGAAAACGGATGCTTAAACGCATCTACGTGTAGAATCCTAAGTAGTTTAAAATGAAGCCTCGTTTCTCAGCCTCTGAAGTTGCCGGTATCCTTGGCCGCAATCCATACAAATCCAAGAATGAAGTTCTCCTGAAGGTTCTATCGTCACTGCCAAAGTTCAAGACGCTCATCCTGGGAGTCAAGGAGTCTATGGGCGCACGCACCGACCGCGAGATCGTAGATCAGGCGTCGCCAGCCACTATGCGTGCCATGTGGAACTCGGTTGATGTTGCCTGCAAGGCTACGACTGATAAGGAGATGGAGAGCGCAATTCAAACGTTCAAGACAACGCATATCCAGCAGGTTGTGCAGGAAACACTGGAAGGTAAGCGCCCTGTCACTGAAGCCCTCAAGGAGGTGGTGAGCAAGATCGCATCTGGCCAAACGACTGTGGCTGCTGCTGCATCCAATCCCCAGGTAGTGGCGCATGTGGAGAGCACGCAGGA